AGACCAGGCGCCCACCGATGAACGACTTTTTGGTGATGACCTTTTCAACCATCGATCAATCTCCCTTAGAAGCCGCTGCTGTTGGCTTCGGGGCGCGACGCCTGCGGCGTTTCGGTCCCAATGACAAAGCCAGCGGTGACCTTGCCCGCCGCATAGTTGCCGCCCGCCATGGTGTACCGGAAGCCCGCGTAGGGCTTGGTGAACTCGGGTAGGGCGACGTCGAGGGCACGCTTGCCGGCCACAGCTGCGGCAGTGGCAATCGCGCCAGACGAGGCGAGGCTTTCGACGTTGGTGGTCAGCGCACCGTCGTCGGCCTGGATCAGCTCGACAGTGACGCTGGTCGCAGCGCCACCGCTGAGCGCGGTCTCGATCTGGGCGATCGCCCGCATGTTCCGTGCCCGGCTAATGCCGGGCAGGTTGCGGACGAGGATCGAGTCGGTCGACACGGTGGTTGCCGTGATCGCCTGCTTCTCAGAAGCGAGAAGCTCCTTATCGGTATTCATGTCCGCTTCTCCTTTATGCGGTCACGCGCGCTTCATCGACGTTCAGCGCGTCGACGGGCCGGATGGGGATGCCATCGAAGGACGTCACGCGACGGCCACCGATGGTTTCAAAGCCGAGCAGGCCGCGACCATTGCGGCTGTCGGCCAGCGCCTGGCGCCGCATCATCGCGGACAGGGGCTTCGGAGCGTAGATCGCCGCGTTGCCGCCCGTCGACTTGATGCGCTCGACGGCCTGCACGAGCAGGTCTTCGAGATCCGCGCCGGTCGACCGATCCTTGGTGAGCAGCGAGAAGTCGATGTTGGCGATGCGCACCGCATTGCGATGGTCGCCGATCGACAGGCCCGCTTCCCACTGGAAGAAATCGGTATAGGCCGGGTAGGGGTTGCCGCTCTCGTCGTTCACGAGATCGCCGATCGGATAGCCGTCGGGGCCGGTGGACTTGTTCGCGGTCATGTCCATGTGAACGAGGCCCGCCTTAGTGCCCTTGGGGAAGATGCCGGCGAAATCTTCCGGATCCCAGTTGATGACCCAGATCGAACGGTTGTCCGTGCCGGTGCCGCCCGCATCAATGATGTAATCGCCGGTCGGGCCGTCGAGATCATTGTAGCGGGGTGCGAGGCCGGTGAACTCGGTAGATTCGTAGAAGCTGTTTCCGTAGAACAGCGTCTCGGCCATCTCGTCGTTCATCGCCTCGAAGAACGGCTTGGCGAAGTTCATGCGAGCGCGGGCAGGGTTGCCACCCAGCACCGCAAGCGCACGGTCCATCTGCGACGTCGCCGCCAGCTGGGCCGATGCCTCATCGAACGAGCCGACAGTCCCCTTCGAGCGCGGGACGCCCTGGTTATACCGGCGCCATGCGACGCCCGGCTTGCCGGTGCGAACCCATTTGCGATCGCCGGTGATGAGGTTGCCCTCACGCCACGGCATGTCTTCGAGGATCGGGTTCTCCTTGGTCAGGATCTCCGCGATCTGGCCCTGCGCCTCGCCTGCTTCACCGTAAGTAGCGGTGACATCGACGAGAGTAGCGAGGGCACCGTTACGTACGCCCATAATTCACTCCCTACTTCGGTTGAAACTCGGCCCCGTAAAGCTTGCCCTCAGGGGATTTGGGCTGGGTTACGGCGCCACCGCGCTCGAACCCGCCTTCATCCAGGTCGCGGCCCACGCGGGCGACGAACCGGATCAAGTCTGGATGATTGCCAAGGCCGCTCTCATCGAGCAGCTGGCGGAACCCTTCGCCCTTCTTCAGACCATAATGATCGAAGGCCCGCGCAGCGTCGGCGAGGGTGCGGTCCTTGTTCGCGCCGCCGAGGTCAGGGTCATTATGGAAGGCGTCGGACCATTCCTTGCGGGTGGCGGCGGCCTGCGTCTCCATCTGGGTCCGGGCACGCTCAGCCAGCGCCGGCATGATCTTCTCGCCATAGGCCGCGACCAGCTTCTGCGCCTGGTCGTTGGACAGGCCGATCTCGCGGAAGATGGGCTCGACCGCCTCGAAGGATGCGGCGTCGAACTCCTGCCCTTCCGGCGCGCTCAGCTCGTATTTCTCGGGCGCTCCAGCTGGCGCAGGAGTTTCTTCCTTGCCGTCCTTGCCTTCCGGGTCTTTGTCGCCTTCCGCAGGCGCTTTTTCGCCTTCAGGATTTCCGCCCAGCAGGGTTGATCCATCATCCTTTCCCTCCTCGCCAGCAGGTGCAGGATCGGCCGCAGGTGCCGGGTCGGCAGGAGCGAGATCAGCAGCAGGGGGCGGGGGAGGGGCAGCATCCACCGGCGTCGGATCGTCGACCGGATGATCGGGCGCACGCATGAAGCGGCCAGCACGGCGCTCCATCGGCGTCATGTGCATCAGCGCGCGGGGCGCGCTAGTCACGAACAGGGTCTTCTTCGGGTGTCGCATCGTCGGTCTCCTTGATGGGATTGGCTTCGCTCAGCACGAGGACGAGAACTTGCTCGATCGTCCCCCGCGGCAGTCCGCGCGCGGCTTGGCGAAATATGTCCAACCCCAGAGACCTGCGGGCTTCTCGATAGGCGAGAAGCGTTGCGTCGGCTCCATTGGCTGGTATTCCTATACCCGCGTCGCGATACATCTGCAAGAGGAAGCGGCGGAAGGCTGGCGTCGCCATCAGCTGCTGCATGTCGAGATCAAGCTGGTTCTGTTTCATCCGCCGGTCAGCCTCTGAAGGAGGTTCTGACCGCCGCCGGCGTCAGTCTCGGAGAGCAGACGGGCAGCGTCCGCCCCCTGATGCGCTGCTGGAGCCATTGCGGCGACCTTCTCCATCTGCTGCTGCTTCGCCCGGCTGGCGCGCATCTGGTCACGCTGACGCTCATCACGAAGGCCGCGCGTTGGGGCACCGGAGCGCTCCCAATAATCCCGGACGACAGCATCGGTATCGACGTTGTCGAGAGCGTCTGGCCATGCCGCAGCGAGGTTGCCGACAAAGGAGACGGCGCGCTCTGTCTGGCTGATGCCCATCAGCTTCTGCGCTTGGGCGAGGACGGAGGTGAAATCGATCTGGACTTCCATGCCCTCGATCTCGTCCGGGGCAGGGGGAAGCATCCCACCACGTTCCAGCAGGCCGAACATGCGATCGACGGCGACCTGCAGAAACTCGCTGTTGGCGCGGTCTGTCACCGGGCCGAGCTGGGTCAGCTGCTCCTCATGCCGGCGCACAAGCTCCTCGACATTGCGGGGCTGCACGCCATCCATGTTGGTGATCGCCATGAACAGGTCGGCATAAGTCATGCGGTCGATCGCACGCCGGGCGTCCTCAACGTCGGCATTGATCGCGGCAATCACCTGGTAGGGAATTTGGTAAATGGGCTGGATGCCCTGCGTCATGTCGACGGCAGCGACGGTCGTGTGCTGGCCCGGCAGCATCGAAACGCGATCGACAGAGGGCGGCCCCCAGGTCGGCGGCTTTACCGCCATATCCGTCGCCTCGCCCTTGCGCTTCGATTGCAGCTGGAGCGCGCGCATGTCGGGCAGCGCTTTCTTGCCGCGCCCGGTGCCGAAGACGTCCCCGCCGAGTGTTTCCCAGCGCGGCGCCATGAAGGGCTGCTCGTGATAGCCGGAGATGTCGAGGAAGCGCTTCTTGTCGTCGCAGCCCTCCTCCCACTTCATGCAGCGGATCGGCATGGAGATGTGGCCGATCTTGCCTGGCACATAAGCGGGGTTCGGCTCGATCAGCTGGCGCACCACGAACTCGCGCTCGTAATGCCCGCCGTCCCATGCCTCTTTGACCTGTCGGCTGACCCGCGACCAGTCGAGCGTGCGGCTGTCGTAGCGATCCGCTGCATAGGTGGCGACCATCTGCCGCGCCGTGAGCGCGTAGCTGCGGCTCAAGCTGTCGGGCCGCTGATCCTCGCCAACGGTGATGGAATATTCACCCGCCGTCATGGGATGCGCGACCGAGATCAGGCTGTCGTGCTTCTGCAGGATGACGGCAGCGGTGCCGAAGGCCGCCATTTCGAGATAGCAGCCAAGCGCCGCCTCGTAGAAATTGGACAGCGAGAAGGCCGTGTAGAGCAGGTCGGCGACCTGATCGAGCCAGACCCGCACAGGGTAGAAGTTGTTCAGATCCTCGTCGGCGAGCTTGGGCTTGAACCAGGGGCGCGAACGCGACGACAGGCCGGACAGCATGCCATTAGCGCAGACCTCGAAGGAACGGATGCTGTGCCCGTCATAGAGGTTGCTCTTGACCGATGCCGACTTGTGCTTGCCCTTGTGGTTCTCGACCAGTCGGCGCGAGCGCTGCGGCATGCAGAGGCCCGCGATCTCGTACCATTCCGCGTCATAGCTCTGCCGCAGCGACATCATCGACTTGAACCGATGCTCGCAATGTTCGCGCAGCTTCTCGTCGGCGGAAGTGCGCACGGACAGAACTTCGCGCTCTGCCATCAGACGCCCAGGACGTTGGTCGTGGTCGCTGCGGTGCCCTGACCCGCCATCATCGCGGCGGCATAGCCACGGCGGCGCGCGTCGCTATCGCTCAGCCGGGCGCGGACATCACCCGTCGGAGGTTTCGCCGCCTGCCGCTCGGGTTGTGTGGGAACGTCTGGGGTGCCGCCTACGCACATATGTCACCTGCTCTGTTGCAGGTGCTGGCCTACAGTGGAGCGGGACCGTCAGGCGGGGCTTTGCACAGCGATCAGTCGATCGTCTCGGTCTGTCCGGTCAGAACGCGCCAGGCATCGGGGATGCGGGACAGCATGAGGCGGAAGCGCTGCAATCGGGTTAGCTTAGGGCCGGGAGGGCAGAGCGCCACCCACTGCACTGACGGCAACGGAGTTCGCTGCTCATAGCGATACACTGGAATGCTGTTGTAGTTGGTTTCGTGTTCCATGATCATATCCCGCGGCACCATGCGGTGACGCTCTCTGTATCTACGCTGCCGCTCTGCGTTCGTCATAGCCATCAGTCGCTCAACTCCGCATATCGATCATAGTGCGCCCCAGACGCGGGCGGGAGGATGTAGCTGGCCGGATCGCGGCTTTTGGGCACGCGCGGCGCGACCGGCTGGGCAAACGTACACGCCAGCGCGTCGCCACGGTCAGGCGAGGGCAGGCCGCGCGCCTTCATATGCTCCTTCTTCTCCAGCACGATCCGCTGATCTTGGTCGAAGGTATATTCGGGGTTCGTCAGATCGTCCTTCAGCTCCTCGTCGTCGGCGGGGATTGCCCCATGCTCCAGCCATGCACGCATTGATGCCCAGATCTCCGCGCGCTTGTTGGCGGTGCGGATGGTGACGCCTGCCGCCCAGGTCGTATCGCGGCCCTTGCCGCCGAAATTGACCTCGACGATCAGCGTGCCGGGCAGCAACTGGCGGAGACGATCGACCACGCCGGCACCCATGGCGCCCACGTCGACCATGATGGCGTCGGGATGCTCCTGCTGGGCTTCGAGCGCGATGTCGCCGGCAAGCGTCATGGTATCGACGCCGCGCCATTTCTTCCACGGGCGGGACCTGGCATCGCGGCCCTGCCGCTTGGCGAGGACGGACTCGTCATCACCGAAGCGGGCGCAGTCGACGCCGTAGATCAGCGGATCATTGATCAGCACGACGGGCTGGCGCTTCTGGGCCGCCTCGACCAGGTCGGAGCCGATGAACTGCATGGACGACGCGGACGGGAACTGACCGCGGACACGGACCTTCACGATGTCGCTGTCGGCCCCGTAGGTATCGACCATCTCCTGCAGGAACTGTTTGTTTGTCCCCTCGACCGTGCGGCTGTCGATCTGGCGCGTCTTCCAGAGGTGGCGATAGCGGCCGAAGCACTCGCGGAATCGCCCGGTGTTGCGCGTTGGGTTACCGAACGCGATCCAGATGATCTCCGTATTCTCGTCGGTCAGCGCGCCCTCGGTGACCTCCCAGACCTTATCGGCGATGTTGGATGCCTCGTCGAAGATGATGACGATGCGCGATCCCTTGTTATGCAGGCCGGCGAAGGCTTCCGTGTTCTGCTCCGACCAGGTGACGGCATCGCAGCGCCAGCTTTCGTTGAAGCCGTCGAACAGGGAGAACAGGCCGGTCTTCGTGATCTTCCACCATGAGGCGGTGAGCGACATCATGCGCCACTTCAGCACCTCGGGCCATGTCTTGGTGCGCAGCTGGGCTTCGGTGTTGGCGGTCAGCACGACACGGCAATTCTCGCAGGTGTCAGTCGCCCAGCTGATGATTTGCGCGATGGTGGCGGATTTACCGATGCCGTGGCCGGACGCGATGGCGATGCGCAGCGGGGTAAAGCGGGTTTCGGGATTGCTCAGATGCAGCCCGATCGCGCGCAGCACGTCGACGCCCCAGGTCCGAGGGCCGGGCGAATCCTCCAGCGATCGCTCGCCCCATGGATAGACATATCGGGCATGGCCGAGCGGATCATGGGTGAAGCTGGCAATATCCTCCGCCAGCATCACTTCGGGATCTTCGGCGGGCGCCTCATTTCTTGCCATCTGCGACCCTCCTGCGGCGCTCTGCGATGATGTCGGCGAGGTTCGTCACGGTCACCTCAACCTTGTCCTTGAACATGCCCAGGTGGCGCGCGACGTTCTCCAGCGCCTTGCCCTGGTCCTGCATCTTGATCTCGAAACCGTCCTTGGTGATCTTCGCCCCGGCATAGAGCAGGCGGGCCGAGCCCTTCAGGCGGCGGGTATCGAGGGCATGGATATCCTCTTTCCCCTCGCCAAAGCATTTCGGGCATTGCGGGTGCGGATCGAGGCGCTTGTCGTAGCCATAGCCGCCGTCATCGTTGGGCATGTCCTTGGGCTGCGCATCCTCCGCCATCGCGGCGAAGCGCAGCGCCTTCTCGAACTCGTCGCGGTCGATCCACTGATATTCGAAGCCTTCGCCGTGACAGTGCCGGCAGCAGGTGCGGCGGAACTGGATCAGCTCATTGGGATCAGCCGTCGCAATGTCCCACCAACGGCGCAGCACCATCTCTTGCGTGATCTCGGTGCGTTCCGCGAGGGCGGCTTGCGCTTTGGCGATCACAGCGGCCACCTTAACATTGCTTAACAGGCGCGATGCAGCGGCCTCCGCAGCGTTCCCCTGCGCGGTATAGCCAGCCCGCTTGTAGGCGGCCGTCGCGTTCATATCGACCAGGTACTCGCGGACGAACGCAGCCTGCTTGTCGGTCAGTGACATCGCCGCCTATGCCCTCCCACGGCGCGCAGCGGTGCGCTGCACAGTGCCCCGCCTGATCGATGCAACCAGCCTGTCGCACATGTCGCAGAAATCCGGGTCCATCTTCCGCAGCAGCCGTGCCCGGTCATAGGATCGCACAATCACGCTATGATCATGGTTCAGCGCCCGGCCAATCTGCACGAAGGTCGCGCCGATGAAGTTGCGCGAGACCCATGCGATGGCATGGCGCTGCTCGCAGACGATCATGTCGCGAGCATCGGAGCGCAGCAGCTCCACGCCTTCACGGCATCCGCCCATCTCGAAGACGAGCTTGCAGACGTCGACCGGCGCGCATGTCACCTCGGCCAGAGCCTGCGGGCTGGCATAGCGGTCGATCGCCTGCTGCGGGAAAAGATCATCCATCATGCCCGGCGCCTTTCCCAGAGGCCCAGCAGGACCGAGAGGACGGAGAAAGCCAGGATTGCGACCCCTGCTGCTGTCATTTCGGAAATTCCCCCATTCCATCAGGCTTCTTGCAGTTCCAGCACTGGCGCGGGCGAGGCTGGCCGGTGTCCAGCTCACGCGCCCCGCACAGGCAAGCCAGTTCGATGATCTTCGGCTTCAAGCTGCCCTCCGGTTCCGGTCACGGATGTCCCGGGCCTCATCGGGTGTGCAGCGCGGTTCATCACGGCGCCGGAACTCCTCCAGCGGGACGAGGTGCATCGTGTCCGCCTTCTCGTTGTAGACCCACCGCAGCGCCTTGCCTTCGCCCTGGAGCCGGACGTTGTAATTTTCCGCGACACGGCGACCTATGGCGGCCAGGTCATCAGGATCGGACAAAGCTTTCTGGCGCAGATCACCAGCGAGCGAACGAAGCTCCGAAGCCTTCGGCATGAACGCCTTGGTCCTGATCCATTCCCGGACTGCTGCCTCCAGCTGATCTTCGATCATGTCCGCGACGTCGCTGGCGAGGAGCAACACGCGAGCCTCCCGGTCTTCCTCGCTGATCGTGGCGTTCGGCGGGAACCGGACGTCGAGTTCCCGGATCATCCGCTCAGTGCGGGCGCTCGGCTTCCTCCGCTGCGATTGCTGCGAGGAGACGGCCGGAAGCGCTGGAGCGGGTCGGCGATCGAACAGAGGATTGGCGTGTTCCATGGGGGATTTCCCTTCGGGCAACGGTTTGGCGAATGGCGGCGTCGAGGTAGCGGAAGGTTCGGATCGGCTCGGCCTGGGCAGCGCAGGCGCGCTGGGCGCACTCGGTCATTTCCTCGACCGTGGCCCCGAGCTTCACCCATTCCCGGACATGAGTGAGGTTGTCGGCGTAGCGCTGGGAATCGTTCGCAGGGTTGTGGTTTATGCCTGCGGCGTTACCAACGAGGCGAGCGATCTCTTCCACGCTGTCGGGCTTTGCGCCCGCGCGCTCATCTTCAACATCTATTATAGAATCTCCCTGTCCCTCTCCCTCTCTCTGTCCCTGTCTCTTGGAGGTGTTTTCCCGAGGGACTTCCCCTCCGTGTCCCTGGGGACAGACTGGGGACTTGGGTGGGGCGGTCAGGGGGACTTGCTCGCAGCCTGAGGCGATAAATTCCTCGAGCGTCGGGGCAGAAACGTCGGTTTCGTGCCGCTGATTGTGTTTTTTGATGCGGGCGCACTCGGTCCGCCAGCGCTGCTCCAGCTTCGCCTTCCACGCGGCATTTGCCTGCTCGGCGACGACGGGATGATACCAGCGGTCATCATCGCACAGGATGAAGCCGTGCATCGAACCGGCGCGATTTTTCCGAAAAGTTTTCAGATCGCGGCCCAAACCGCACAATCTGGTCAACACCTGATCGTCGTTCGGGAGGCTGGCGGCCGGGATCTGATGCCATGATGCTGCCCAGAGCATGACCGCGTACCATGCGGCTTCCGGGTCCACGGTGGCGGCCAGATCGCTGTCGCGCAGGCGTGCGACGTGCAGCGGCATGAAGGGGAAGTCCTGCAGGTCGCACTCGGCGGGGGTCAGGGGCTCGGTCATGCCGCCACCTCGACAATCAGCTTCCCCGGCGCCTCGGGCGCGCGAAATTCGTAGGAGGGCAGGAACCGGCTATCATTGATGCGCAGCGCGTCAGCGATGCCGTCGATATAGGGCTTCAGCCGGTTCGGAAAATTGGTGCGATCGCCTCGGCGGTTGGCCGGGATGAAACAGAAATGGATGCGGATGTCGCCTTTCTCCGGCAGAGCGATCTGCCCAGCCGCGAGCGCCGCGCGCCGCGCCCATTCGCGGTGAGCCTTCGTATCGGCTATCTTCTTCCATTGCCCGTTGCCCTTGGCGTGGCCGGACAGGCTTGAGGAAGGGAAGGGAAGTTCGATCTTCATTCTATGCACCCGCTGAATTCATCCTCGCCCCGGCGCGTGGCCGGGGTCCGGTGAAGCCAGCGGCGTTATTCGGGCGATCCCGCGAAGATCGGCAGTCCGGTTTCTGTTGCGACCTTCTCGATAGCCTCGTTGAACGCCGTTTCGAACGTCAGGTCTGGACGCCACAGCTCGTACCAGAACACGAGGCCTTCGCCGGTCTTCCGGTAGCGGAAGCGCGCGATCAGGCGGAACGCGTCGATGGAGCGGGCGAACACGGGGATGGTGATCGAGAACATGGTCGGCAGCGTGAGAGGCTTGCCGTCGCCGTCGGTATGCTCGCTATCGAAGGTGAATTGCGCCTCGCCAGTCGAGAGGTTCTTAGCCTCCTTGATGACGGCGCGTTCATAAACCTGGAGGCCGCGCGAAATCTCGACCAGCTTGGACGGCGTTGCCAGCGTCCCGCGGTTGGCGCGCACGAAATCCTGCGACGCCTGCGCGAAGGCTTCCACCGGATCAGCGGACACGTCCACGATATGATCTTCGATGAAGCGGGCGAAGTCGCCCATGCCCATCGGCGTTGCATTCTTGCCGATCCACGCCTGCCACTCCTTGGAGAGCGGGAAAGCATATTCTGCCTTGTGCCGCATGGCCTGGACCAGATTGGCGCCGGCCTCGCCGTTGTCCGGGTGATAGTCGAAGATCGCTGTCAGCGAGGGCTTCGTGAAATCGTCGCAGGCGAAGATGGCCGAGTTCTGAAACTTGAAGCGGTTAACCAGAGCGATAAACGAAGGCAGTTGCGTCAGAGACGCCGTGCCAGTGCGGTGGAGCGGGAAGGCGCGGAGCCCGTCCCAAGAGTTGGCCGGAACCGGCGCGATACCGTTCGCCGATACGACGAAATGCGCCTTGGTGCCGTCGCGCGGGTCGGCCAGTTCAACCGGCTTGGCCTGAACATGCTGGGCAGCAACGTCGAATGCCGTTTCCATCAGTTCGCCGGTGCGATCTGCCACTGTATTGGTGCTGGTCATAATTATGTCCTTAATCAGCCGCGAACGACGCGGGCTTCGGTGTTGATTTCGCGGATGGTGCCGAAAAGGTTGCCCTGGTTCGGCTTGTTCGGACTCATGCGGCCGTCACTGGTGAACCAGGCCACGGTTGCGCCGTGCTTCTCGACGGGCAGCTTGAAGGCGAGGCTGGGCGTCAGGACCGAGAACTCGCGGTCGTGGTCGTAATCAACCTCGATGGTCAGCGTGATCTTGCCCTTGGCCTTCTTCCCGGTATCGATGCCGGCCGCTTCCAGCTTGGAAGCGAATTCGCGCAGGGGTTCGCAGCTGTCGGCGTTGAACTGCCCATCCTTCAGCATAAGGATCAGGTCAGAAAGAGTTGACGCGGCGGGGTAGCGCTGTCCGCCATCGGCTGCGCGCGTTTCGATAATCTCCCCGGTGTCGGGGTCGTGCTGGTCAGACATTCACTTTGCTCCTGTGCTACGAGGCCGGATGAAACCGCCAATGACGGCGGCGATGTGGGCCTTCCGGTCCCCGGACAGCTGCCGGTCGCGGTTGGCTTTCCAAGTCGCATTCGCGGCCTTGGAATCTACGGTGAGTTGGGCGAGGCGCTTCTGCGCGGTGCGCTGGCGGAGGGCTTTCAGCATGGCCGAGCCCTCCGCTTCAGGTTCTTGATCGACCAGCAGTTGCGGCACATGCCGGTCTTCGGCACGCGCTTGGGATCGAAGGGCTTGCCGCATTTGCAGCTGGCAGGCGCGGCGGTCATGCGCTCTGCACCCGGCGGCGGATCAGCTCGTCGAGCGCGTCACGGGCCGCTTCCAATTCAGGGAGGTTGTCGCGGATCTCGGCGGGGCTGACCTCGCCATCATCCTGCAGGGCAACCGACAGGGCGAGCGCGGCTTCGAGAACACGGCTTTGCCGGACGCGATCGCAATGCTTGGCGGGGCGGCTGTCATGGCACAGCGCGGCGAGACCACCGGCGAACCGGCCGTTCCATTCCCGCCAGGCGCGAGCGAAGGCGATGACGCCCATCTCGGCCGTGCCCTCGCAGTATTTCGCGGCCTGATCCTCGCTCTTACCCAGCACGGCGGCCAAGTCGCCATAGGTGAGGCGGTCCTGCGATTTGATCAGCGCGAGGTCGCGGCCAACCGTATCGAGGACGTTGGAAGCGGAAAACACGGGCGCTTCCCGCTCGGCACTGCTGCGCTGCGGCATTATTCAGCATCCTCATGACAGGGGGAAAGATCAGAGTTGCAGCCGGGCCAGCCGTGCAGGACCGACCCAGCTGCGCCCGCGGTGCGACCCTCGGGAACTTGTTTGCCCGCCGCGGGAATGCGACCCGACGTGGCAGGATGAACCGCCCGGCCGGCCTTGGTGCCGGTCGGGATCGGTGCAGGCGCGAGGCCGGCGTAAATCGTATCGGGGTGATCGCAGACGGCTTCACCACACGCCCGACAGCGGGGCTGAGCAGTGTCCTTGTCGAACTCTTGCCCGAGGCGCTGCAATTCGGTGAGGGGCGCGGTCATGCGGCAGCAGCTTCCGAAGGGAGGCGGGCGAGATCGACGCCCTGCTTTTTGGCGATCGCCTTGATTTCCTTCATCCACCAACGGGGAATACGGCCCGCGGTCTTCCAGCTGGACACGGTGGACGGTGTGAGATCGAGCGCTTCGGCCACCTTGGAGGTGCCGCCGAGCGCATTCACAATCTGGGCTGCTTGGGTCATGTGCAGCAGAATTACGCTTTTCGTAATTTTGTGGCAAGCTTAAAATTACGATGTCCGTTATCGACGGCTCATTACGGATTTCGCAATGTCGCCGCGTGCTGACTCACGATGAAATCCTCTTAGAGCTGCGTAACCAGGTGGCGGCGAAGCGCTTTTCTCAAAAGGCCGTAGCCGATCGTCTAGGAATCGCCCCGGCGCGCGTTGCCGAAATGCTCAAGGGCACACGCCGCATCCAACAGGTGGAGATGCCGGTCCTCGCGCAATGGCTGGGTATGAGCGAGGAGGCAGAGGCTCCGCTTCCAGATGGCGCGGAACCGGTAGCCAGCGTTCCTATCTTGGGCGAGGTGCCGGCGGGCAACTGGCGCGAGGCCGTGAGAGATTATCGGGGCTGGACACATCTGCCCGCAAGGGAGGTGAAGGGCGACATGTACGCGCTCTATGTGTCGGGCGATTCCATGAACAAGATCGTGGAAGACGGCGCGCTGATCATCATAGATCCGAACGACACGGACACTTATCATCGTCGCCTCTTCGTCGTGCGTGATCGCGAAGGGGAGGTGACATTCAAGCGCTATCTCGATGCACCCGGCAGGCTGGAGCCCTGCTCCAAAAACCCCGAACATCAAACGATCCCGATCACGGATCGCAATTATGAGATCGTCGGCAGGGTGAAGAAGATCATCCTCGACCCTGATCAGGCGGCTTTCGACTGATGATAGGCGAGCTGCATCTCCAGGTCGCCGGGAACGGTGATGTAGAAGCGGCCCCATTCATCATAACTGCCAAGCCTGCGATCAATCAGATCCTCGCAAGCCTTCTCCCGCTTGTCGCGCCATGGGCCAATCGGTTTGCCCAGGCATGTCGCGCGATAGATTGTCCGCATCAACACCTCCGATTCGATGACGGGACGATGGAACATATAGAGAACATGGATCAAGAGGGCGCGGCAATTAAGCTGTGGATAAGTGACCGTTATGAGGCCTAAGCGCAACGAAGGCTGGGATGAGAAGTGGGCGCAGCGGGAGCAAATGTGGCGCTCCTATCGCCGTTTCATGATCGCCCTTGTCGGTGCGCTTTGCTTCGGCGCGGCCGGTTTTGCAACGCTGCTCCTTGCACCGGAATGGCTGGCGATTCTCTTTGGATCGGTGGTTTTCTTCGCCGTGGCATTCATCATTGCGCACATTGGCACCATGAGGACTTACGCCCGCGACAGCGGCTACTGGTGGTTGAACCGGCCCTATCGCTGGTGGGAATAGCACCAGCAAAATAATTACGATTTCCGTATTGACTTGAGATTACGCTTTCCGTAATTTGCTCCCATCAACGGCACGATGCCGATGGGAGAAACACCGTGGCCCAGTCCACCAACCACAAGCCCCGCAGCCTGACGCACGACGATGCGTCTCGCGCCTGGGAAGACGCCTACGCCTACAAGGCTGAGATCGAAGCCCGCGATGCTGAGATCGACGAACCCGCGCCGTGGGCAACGATCGCGTTCCTACTGAGCCTTTCCGCCATCTCTTATGTGGCGGGAATGATCTGGCTGGGTGGCCTGTAATGCACGCCGCCAACCGGACGCGCTACGTGCCGCCGGCGCTTCGTCAGGAGAAGGCGGCATGATCGGCGCTGATCTGACCCGCTACTGCGCGCTGAAGGCAGCTGAATATCAGCATGATCTGGAAGGGCATGGCGACCGTGCCCAGCGCTGCGCCAACGAGGCGTCCGACCTGGCATATAACATCAGGTTTCGCGTCAATGCGATCCTCGCGGCTGAGGGCGTTACGCTGTCCCAGCTTGAACAGGCGGAATTGGCATGACCCGCGCGCGCGTCGACTATTCCGACCGTCGTGACGTTCGTGCAGCCGGGTTCGATCCCGATCAGCCGATCGCCGGTTACTATCGGTTCCGGATGCGTTCCGGCGGTGCCTATTGCGGCGTCCGCGTCTGGCACGGTGCCCCACTCGATCCCGTCACCGGCGAGGAACTGGACCGCTCGCCGCGCTGGCAAGCACTGGTGAACGACGCACCGGTCGACCTGGAGCGCGTCTGGCCGCGCTGCGCCGCCGATCCGATCGACATCGATGAATATCGCCACCTTTGCACCGTGCAGGATTGGGCGC